ACAAGCAGTTAAAGTTACATTGAACTCGATCTATGGTGCATTCGGTAACAAGTGGTTCCATTTCTTTAATATTAATATTGCTGAATCAATTACCCTTCAAGGTCAAAGCGCTATTCTCTATTCTGAGAAGATCTTAAACAAATATTTTCAAGACTTCTGGATTAAAGATACTCAAGTGCATGAATATTTTAACATTAAAGTCTCTAAAGCTCCTGTAAAACCAGCAGTTGTTTACATTGATACAGATTCATGTTACGTTCAGTTTGAAGAAATGTATGAATCTATTCAATGGCTCGGAGAATCAATGTCAATTGACCAATTCATTATGAAGCTTTACAAATTCAGATTGAATGAATATATTGTAAAAGCAATGGAGAAGTATGCTCAAGTAATGAATACGGATAACTTCTTAGTATTTGAATTGGAAACAATCGCATACTCTGGAATCTGGTTGGCAAAGAAAAAGTATTTGCAAAACATTGCATGGGAAGATAAATTAGATATTGATGACCGATATCCAACCCTTAAAAAGATTAAAACAATTGGATTTGATACTATTCAATCTTCAACACCAGCTCTTGCACGTAAACACTTGACCGAAGCTATTAAGATTGTTTTATCTGAAAAACCAACAGCTTCTCTTCTTAAAAAACTGGTTGATTATCTAAAGAAAGGTAAGAAAGAATTCGTGCTTGCAGATATCGATCAGATCTCGTTTAATAAACGTACAAACAATATTGAAAAATATATTGTTGACGATACAATTGAATTCCAGATTGGATCTAAATGTCCTCCTAACGTGAAGGCGGCTGGATTCTACAATTACTTAATGAATCAATCACCTAAATATAAAAACAAATATAAGATGATTGGTAACGGAGAGAAATTGAAGTTGTATCATTGTAAGCATGCACTTAGTGATATGTTTGCATATATGCCAGGCGATCACCCATACGAAATTGCACCTGAAATCGATTATGAAACTCAATTTGAAAAGAGTGTTATTGATCCATTGAATCGAGTTCTGGTTGCAGTTGGATTACAAACACTAAACAGAAACTTAATTTATTCAACATCATTATTTTAATTATGGAAGAGCAAATCAAAAGATTAGTAGAGAACACGTCAAATGACATTGAACTCGGTGCAGCAGTTAGACAATTATATTGGAAGAATGCTAAAATCAATGAGGTAAAAGTTGATCCCAGACAAATTACATTGGATCAATTAATTGCTGAAACAAAAAAAGAAAAGTAATATGGACTTTGAAACATTTTCAGAAAAAGATTTAGAATCTTTAACACAAGAGCAACGAGAAAAAATTAAGGAATATCAAATGATTCATACTCGTCTCAGAATCTTGAAATCTCAAATGGCTGAGATTCAGGAAGAGACCCATGAACTGATTGAGAACCTTGAAAAACTAAGACAAAAAAGATAATAACGAAAATAATGGCTAAAGGTAAACAATTTACATTCGACGACTTAAACGCGGAATTGGCAAGTCTCAATCCGCTTGGGTCAGTTATGGAGCAATCAAACTTTAGTGAAGTTACTGAGTGGATTCACACTGGTAATTATCACTTAAATGCGTGTCTGAGCGGCTCTCTATTTGGTGGTTGGCCAAACAACCGTTCATGTTCCATTGCTGGTCCATCTGGAACTGGTAAAACATTCTTGACCCTTAATTCAGTGCGTGAAGCAATCAATATGGGTTATAATGTTGTATATTACGATTCTGAAGCGGCTGTAGATCGAGAGCAAATGATTAAATTTGGTATTGATGTTTCTAAAGTAAACTATCAACCAGTTAATACAGTTCAAGATTTCCGCCAATCAGTCACAACGTTAACTAAAAAGATGCAAGACGCAAAGCGAGCCGGCTCTGAATTACCAAAGATAATGATTATCCTTGATTCAGCAGGTAACCTTGCAACTCAAAAGGAGATTGATGATGCAGTTTCTGGATCTGATAAGAGTGATATGACACGTTCAAAGATTCTTAAGTCAATCTTCCGTATCATTATGACACCAATGGCAGATCTTAAGATTCCATTCATCTTTACGAACCACACCTACATGACTCAAGATTTTATTGCACGTCAAGTTGCTGGTGGTGGTACCGGTCCTGAATATGCGGCTTCAATTGTTCTATTCTTGAATAAGGCTCAATTGAAAGAAGGTGCAGAGAAAACAGGTATTGTTGTAACCGCAAAGCCAAACAAGAATCGTTTTGCAAAACCAAATCCAATCAAATTCCATTTACATTACACTAAAGGTATGAATCCTTACGTTGGTTTAGAGCAATACATTGAGTGGGAGGATATTGGAATTACGCGTGGAGTTATTGAAAAAGGAGAAAAGATCCCTAAATCATCTGCACGTAACTGGATCTGTAAACACCTTGATGAAACCGTAACCAATGCAGAATTCTTTACTGAGAAAGTATTTACTCGTGAAGTTTTAGAAAAGATCGATAAGAAGATTCAACCTCTATTTAATTATAATACAGAGGCAGAGGATATGGACATCGAAGAAATCTTTGACACTGTAGAATAATGGTAGATATTCACAATATTAACGAGGATAAATTGCCTATTAAATATGTATTAGGCATCCAAGAACAATTGGAAGCTTTTCCAGATGCCTTTGACATATTGTATATTTTCATTAATGCAGCAATTAGACGCCCTGATCGCCAAAAAGAAACTTTCACACAACATGCATTGTTAAAATATTACTCAAAAGGAAATACTGAGAATGCAATGGAAGGATTAAAAAAGGCTATTCAGCTCGGGCTGATTGAACAAATTAAAGAAGAACCAGGTAAAGAAACCTATGAAATTAAAATAAATCCTTTTATATGATAGCAGTATTTGATAACTTTATTAAAGATGAGCAACTTTTAAATGAAATTGCTCAAGCAGAACAAGAATTATTTGGCGAAACCGGTAAATACAAATATTGGAAAGGTTGGTGGACTAAACCAGCTTCTAATATTGGCCAGAAATTAGCTCAATATATCTGGGGAGACAATTTCCCATTGGCAATGTTAATTGAGGCAGATGGATTTGAATACTGGACAGGTATTCAGAGTGCTGAAATTGAAGGCCGCAGAGATTATTTGGAATTACACTTCGATGATGATGTAAATTATAGAAAACAAACCGGTGATAGAATGTTTCCAATTATGGGATGTGTTTATTATCCAATTGGTTCTGAGTTTACTGGTGGAGATCTTGCAATTTACACAAGCGGCGAGCAAGAAGAACCCGAATTGGTTAAAGCCCTTCCAAACCGATTAGTTATTTTCAATCCAGGAGAAGTAGTACATGGTGTTACCAAAGTATTGACTGGTACCCGCCGCGGCATTGCAATTAATGTATGGGCACAGGAGCCTTGGTCAGTTGGGCAAGGATTTATTGAGCTCCAATAGTGAAACAAGCTCTATATTATCTTTATAATATAACAAATAACTACGCTAATGAAATTCGGACAAGAATTCGAAAAAATATTCTTTAAGCTTTCTCTACTTAAGCCAAAGTATTTACAATCAATCAAGAGAGGATATTACACCTCTGAAGATATTGATTCAATGCAATACTTGGCAGTTAAGTTTCATGAGAAGTTTAAGGAAACTCCAAGCCGAGAGCAAATGATTGCTCTCAGCAATAGCCCTAAGGTTAAGCATAAAATCGATGAAGATATTATTGATCTGGTTTATGGAGTTGACATTAGCACATACGATGAGGAATGGTTACAATCTACAATAGAATCATGGATTAAATGGAGAACATTTGATTCTACGTTGATGGATACTATCGAGTTCGTTAAAACAACCGAGGTTACCCCAGAGAATGTAGATGATATTGTATCTAAAGTTAAAACACTGATTAACGATAGAAACTCTATTGTATTTAATTCAGATATTGGATTAGATTTCTTTAATCCAACAGATCACATTCCAGATTCTTCTTCTAAAGTAAGCAGTGGCTATCAATTTCTAGATCGAGTACTTAATGGTGGATATGATAAAGATGGTTCATTAGTTGTTTACGTTGGTGAACAAAACATCGGTAAATCAATCTACTTAGCAAATGATGCGGCAACCTTTGTTAAAATGGGAGTTAATACTGCATTCATTTCAGCGGAGATGGCGGCTAAGAAAGTTGTAAAACGTTTAGGTGCAAACTTGCTCTCAATTCCAATTCATGAATATGATGAAAAATCTAAGAACGTTGAATTGATTAAACGTAAATTGGAGAATGTTGGTGATGGATTTACCCCTCCTGGTAATTTGTTTGTTAAACAATTCCCGACTTCACAAGCAACGGTTAATGACATTGAAGCTTACTTAAAGCAGATTGAAGAAGAGAGAAAGATTAAATTAGGTTGTGTTGTTATTGACTATATTAACATCCTAGCTAATTATAGAAACCCAAACTCTGAGAATACTTATTTGAAGATTAAGCAAATTGCAGAAGATCTTAGAGCTATGGGTATACGTAATAAATGGTTAATCGTTACAGCAACCCAGATCAATCGTAATAATTACAATTCGAGTGATATTACAATGGGTGACGTTGCAGAATCTTCAGGTCTTTCCCACACAGCAGATATGATGTTAGGTATTATTCAAGACCAATTGATGCACGCTAGTAACGAGTACTGGTTGAAGATTTTAAAAATTAGAGATGGAGAAGGTAAGGGCACAAAATGTAAACTGATGATTAATTATGATTATATGCGCCTTACAGAAACCGATGAAGTTACCAACTCTAACATACATGCTTTATAATGAGAACAAAAAGAGATAAAATATTTGATAATACTTTTGAAGAAACAGAGTATGAGTTTGATGCTGGTATGAGTTTCAATATTTCTCCAACTGCGATTGACGATCGCGATGAAGAAGATAAGATTGAAGCTAAATTAATTGCAGCTCAGATCCATGAATTAATTCAAAAGTCTAGATTCAAAAAGTTTAATGAAATTGATGAATTTCAGCAAGTAGATAAGTTAAAAAAACTTGACATTAATCAAGTGTATGAATACATTAGCGATGAAATGCGCCAAAAACATTCTATAGTTGATATATTTTCAGAATTGTGCGATTACTTTAACATTAATCCAACTAAATTTTATCAGTCACTCGGTAATAAATTTAAAGAAGAACTAATTGAAGAATTAGATCAAAGAACAGGAATACTGAAGCGTAAGAATATTAACAGATTGTTTTAATTATGATTGATGCAAAAACACTAGCCAAACCGGTAAAACGAATTTGGATTCTAGGTGATATGCACTTAGGCATTAGAGCTAACTCAATGGAATGGCTTGAAATCCAAAAAGATTTTTATGAGAATCAGTTTATTCCAACCTTGAAAGAGCACGTCCAAGAAGGTGATGTGCTAGTTCAGGTTGGAGATTCTTTTGATAATAGACAATCAATCAACCTTAAAGTTTTACACTATGCTGTAGATCTTTTTGAAAGACTTGGTCAAATCCTACCAGTCCATGTGATCGCAGGTAATCACGATATTTGGGCAAAAAAGAGTAATGAAATTACTTCAATTGATTCTCTTAAATGGATTCCAAACGTGCAAATTTATAAAGAATGCGCACAATACAATTGGTCTGGTAAGAATGTTCTCTTAATGCCGTGGAGAAAAGATGCAGAGCATGAAGTTGAAACACTTGCAGAATACCCAAAAGCAAACATTGTATTTTGTCACTCTGAAGTTCGTGGAATTAAATTGAATGCTAAAGTAACTAACGAGCATGGTGTTGAAGCAAACTCGTATGATAAGTTTATATCAGTTTATTCAGGTCACATTCACTATCGCCAACAACGTGGCAAATTGAGAATGGTTGGAGTTCCATATCAATTGACAAGAAGTGATATGAACAATTCCAAAGGATTTGACCTGGTTGATTTAGAGACCATGCAGGAAACTTTCTTTGAAAATACAATATCACCTAAGTTTATTAAGACCTATCTTACAAGTCTCTATAATGTACCTCTAGGTGAATTTAAAAATGAGATTCGTAATAACTTTGTAGATCTATATGTTCCATCTCATATTGCAGCTTCAAATGCATTAAGTAAATTTATTAATACTATACAAGAAATTGGTCGTAAAATTGAACCAAATATCTATGAGCAGGAAACCTTTGTAGATAAGGATCTATATGACATGGATGAGATTGAGGATCTGTATAAAAATTATAACATTCTCCATCTATGTAATATGTATATTGATGGTATGCAAAAAGACGATGAAACTAAGGCACTTATTAAGAGTAAAATAAAGAACTTGCACGATCAATGTGCATATAATTACGATAACGATTAATGGAGATTAAGTCAGTAGAGTTTAAGAATTTTGCAAGTTATGGAAATCAGGTTCAGCGTCTTGAATTTACTGAAGGTGCTTCTGAATTATTCCTAACACTTGGTAAGAATGGTCATGGTAAGACCACTATTGCCAATGCAATTGTATTTGCGTTATACGGTAAAATTGAAGGTGTTAAATTAACTGACCTACCAAACCGTATTAATAAAGAACTTTGGGTTAAGATTAATTTAAAGTGTAAAAATACTGAGGTTGAAATTGAGCGTGGTCTGGCTCCATCTAAATTTGAAGTTCGTTTAAATGGCGTAGAATTTGATAAAGCAGGTAAACGCTCAGTTCAAGAATATTTAGAAGAAGAGATCTTTGGTATTCCATACCATGTATTTAAAAACATTATCATCTTAAGTGTTAATGATTTTAAATCATTCTTAACAATGACAAATTCTGATAAAAAACAAATCATTGATAGAATGTTTGGATTCTCAATCTTGAATGATATGCAACGCTCTGTAAAAGAGGCGCGTAAGAATCTTAAGATTGATTTGGATGTGTATGATCGCGAGCTGAAACAAATTAATGAGAATATTGTTTCAGTTAATATGAAGTTGAATCAACTAAAGGCTGAATCAAACGAAAAGAATAAGGCTCAAATTCAGGAATTAAAAGATCGTTTAACAAGTTTAGCTGAGGATAAAAAGAAACTATCTGAAGCGCAAGAAAAGATCACTGCAAGTTTAGGAACATTTAACGAAGATCTTGGAACAAAGCAGCATGACAAATCTCAACTTGAATTTGAATTGGAATCTTTGCGTAAAAAAGTAGCCCTATACGAAAGTAATGCATGCCCAACTTGTGAATCTCCATTGACTGGTGATTTCCATCAAGAGCGTAAAAAAGAATTAGAAGCTAAAATCCAATCAATACCTGATAAGATTAAAGAAGCTTCTGTTGATATTGACGCTATTCAAACTAGGATCAGGGAAATGCGAGAAAAAGATCGCACCGTTCGAGATCGAGTTTCTTCAATGAATACTACAATCACATCTCTGAAACAAGAATTGATTAAGATTAATGATAACCTAAATAATGGTAATGATTTTGACCATTTAACGCAAATCATTAAGGACTTTGAAGAGCAAGAAAAAACAAAGGTTCAAGACAATACTAAAATATCAGGTGAATATAACTTCTTAGAAGCACTTGAGGAGATTCTTGGCGAAGATGGTGTTAAGAACTTAGCAATTCAAACAATCCTTCCTGGATTGAACGCTAATGTTGCAGCAATGGGTCAGACCATGCACTTGCCATTCCATATCAGATTCAATGATAAATTTGATTGTATCATTAATCATTTAGGAGAAGAGATTAATCCATTGACCCTTTCAACAGGTGAACGTAAGAAGGCTGATTTTATTGTTATTATTGCAATCATTAAGATCTTAAAGCTACGTTTTCCTCAATTGAACTTATTATTCCTTGATGAATTATTAAGCTCAGTTGATGCTGATGGTGTTCATAACATTCTTAAGATTCTTTCACAAGTAATTAAAGAGAGTAATATCAACACATTTGTTATTAATCACACAGTACTTCCACACGAATTATTTGACAAGAAGATTCAAATCTATCGTGAGAATGGATTCTCTAAGTTTGAGATTGAATCAATAGAATAATGGGATATATACCCTATGGCAAGTTATAATTTAAAATACAACTCAGATGATTCAGTGATTCGACATATTATTGTCGGATTATTGGCAGATTTGAATAATAAATTGTTCTTTTATCGTCAAATCAGTAACTCTGAAAGAGTGGCAATTGATATTCCATTCTATTATGCAATTACTGGTGATGACCAATTCCTAAGAGATAATTTTTTATTCTCAACAGCTAGCGGCCCAGATTGTCACCCAGATAAGGCTTATGCAGATGGTAATTACGATGTAGTTCCAAGAGGGGTGGTAAATCTTGATTCATTCTCAATTGATTCAGGTTCTTTGGTGAATAAGCGCAATATGGGAGAATACACTAAGATGAATTCAAACGGCGCAATGGAAGGTTATACGGCTGAATTTGAGGCTATTCCAATCACAGTTTCAGTAACGGTTGAGGTATTAGTTACTTCAATGTTGGATGCATTAAAGATCTCTGAGTCCATGATTAAAAAATTGTATAAATCAAATCAATATTCAGTTGAGGTTGGTCACTTAAACGAGGGCACATATAGATTACCTTCATATTATCAATTCCCTGAAGACTTAGACGTTCAAAAACCAATTGATTTTACATTTGAAGATAAGGACAAATATAAGATTGCATTCTCACTAGAAATCAAATCATTTATTCCATCATTTGAATGGGATACTGAAAGACATATTGGAAATCGTATGTTTGAAATCAATTCAAATCTTACTCCAACAACAGAGCCTGGAGTTAATGAGGTAGTTGATAAGAATGTAATTGATGAAAATGATTTATAATCATTGAATATATATAAAAAGAAAATAATATTTAAAAAGTATGAAGACTAATATTTTAGCTCCAATTATTAAATTAGAAGAGTCAGTAAAATTCTATGTTAACGGCAGAGTTTTCGAAATGACTGGTTCAATTATCGAAGAGGTAGAAACTATTGAACCATCGCTTAGAAAAGCAATTCAAGCGTTTGAATCTTTCGAATTCACAACAAACTCAGTTAAATGGTATCATGGTGCTGTTAAATTCGTTTATGATTTATCAGAAGGCGTATTTATGCACAATAACATGTTAATTGAAGGTAATACTTTCACAGATCACGTTTTAGCGGCTGGTACAGTAAGATACGGTCATAAAAATGTAGCTGATCTTTTTGAATCTATTCCTTCATTGCTACAAAATTTTATTGTATTAGATTTTGCTGCTTCTTTTGAAAGCAAGAATGTTTCAATTGACTTATTTAAAGTAAACGAAAGCATATACGTTTCTAAGTATAATGCAAACACTAAAATGGCTAAATTCTATAGAGCTGAAAATGCAAACGCTGCTTTAGAATTAGTAAAAGAACAAACAGGTCAAGACGCAACAAAATTCTTAGCAGAATTATTGGAGGGTGAGGCTAAAGAATTAGCCGAAAAAGCAGCTTTAATCGAGAAATATGAAGATATGATTGCTTTCTTAAAAGATCAGAGAGGTTTATTAGCTGAAGCAGATAAATCAATCGAAGAAATCAAAGCTGCAGATTCTTTAATTTCTGGCGAGATTAAAATGTGGGAAAACAAGATTTTTAATGTGTTAAATGAGAGCAAAATTGTTAAAGATTTGGCTAAAGAATTTGCAGCATTTGTTCCAACAGAAAAAGTGTTACCATCTTTAATTCAAAATATCATGGCCTCAACGGAGACAGATAAGAGTAAAATTTCTTATTTAAAAGACGAGGTTGGCCATTTTATTCATAATAAATATTACACAGAACCACCAACTCAAGAATACTACGATATGATGAAATTAAATGGTCAGGTTGCTAAGGAATATTTCAATATGAATAAGAAAGGTTTATGAAGAGATCAAGGCAGCTGATACGTTAATCAGTGAAGAGATCAAAGTTTGGGAGCAAAAGATTGCTACTATTTTAGCATAACACCAAACTACACACAAATTCGACTAAGAGATAAGGGAACTTCGGTTCCCTTATTTTGTTTTTAAACAAATTTTACTTTTTCAGTATAATCTTAAACTAACTAGAAAATATGGCTAGAAAAAAGAATTATTTAAATAATAAGGATCTGTATGACGAGATGGTCCTATCATTGGATCAGGATAAACTGACTTCAAATGCCGAGAAAATGCTTATTCTCTTGGCTGAAAGGGCTATTAATAAAATGAAGTACGTTAATGAAGATGATCGTCTTGATTGTTTACAATTTGCTATTCTAGATCTTTTGAAATATTGGAGAAACTTTAATCCAAAATACCCAAATGCATTTGCATACTTTACTGAAATTGCCAAACGAGGTTATGCTAAAGGTTGGAATAAAATTCATCCAGTAAAATATAAAGGAACTATCTCAATCACCGGTGGCGGTGGCGGAGAAGACGATCATAGCGGTATCTATAGTTTATAATGTCAATAAAGAATGTCAAACCAACCAAAAACTCAGGATTCAATCAAGGATATTTCAATCCTCAATTTCCTGAAAAATATATTGGCCCAACTCCAATTATCTATAGGAGTTCATGGGAGCATAAGTTTATGATTTGGTGCGACAAGAATGATAAAGTTTTAAAGTGGTCAAGTGAACCTGTTGAAATTAAATATTGGTACAGAAAGGATAATAAAGCTCATAACTATTATCCAGACTTTTATTTTAAACAGCTCCAACAGGATGGAACTGAAAAAGAATACTTGGTTGAGATCAAACCAAAATCGCAGATTCAACCTCCAGAAATGCCAAAGACCAAATCTAAAAAAGCACTCGATTCATTTAAATTCTTGGCTGAGCAGTACGTTAAAAATATGGATAAATATAATGCCGCTAAGGAATATGCAACCAGCCGCGGCTGGAATTTTATTATCCTAACCGAGGAAACTATCAAGAATGGGTTACGTTAAAAGTCGTATTAGAGAATTAATCAAAGAATCAGGGTCTAAGGCTACTGCTAGAAGACGGGCTGAACTTTGGTATAATGAAACTAAGCGATCAGTACGCGAAAATGAAGTTTATCAAACTAGAGATAGATTCGAACCCGGCAAGATTTATGTTTTTAGATATAATCCAGCTACGGAAAATCTGCCATGGTTCGATCAAAATCCAGTTGTTTTAGCAATTGAACAGGTCGATGGTAATGACTTGGGTGTAAATCTTAATTTGATACCGATTATGCTAAAAGAACAATTGTTAGATGATTTGTATTCTAGATTTGGTGGTCAAATTAAATCAGCAACGACAGGTGCTCGTGAGACCAATGCAAATACACAACGACCACTTAGATTAACATACGACGGTATGAAATCATATCTACAAAGATATGGATATGATTTTGCAATTAGGCAATATATACCAAGTCGAAAGAGCCAGCAGACTGTAGTAAGTTATAATAAATGGCCAGAAATAGCACTTTGCGATTTTATTCAGTTAAATGGAGCAACAGTAAACCAAATAAGACGATTATTTAATCGAAGATAAATGGAATATATAAACAAAATTAATACCATATTATAATGGCAGGATTTGTAGAAAGAAATGGCCCATTCAGTACGGGCAAAAGACCATTCACACTAAGGGATCAACTTAAAAAGTTGAGCTCTTTTGGTATGTTCTATGATGACTTAGTATTACGTCAATCTCAAGCAATTGGTCCAATTGAGGACGCAATCGGTTATGGAATGATGAACCAAATGGGTGTTGATAATGATGATCTATGGGGTGCATTTGCAGCTCTATCGATGTCAGATACCAACATGCGTAAGAATATTCCGTTCTTCGATAAAAATTATGAATCCAAGCGTGAAGAGCTTAGAGCATTCTCAACATACGACGAGATTGAAGATATTCTTGATATTCTTTGTGATGAGTCAATTGTATATGATAACAAAAATTTTATTGCTTCACCTGAATTAATTGGAATGGATGTTCCAGAAGAAGTTGATAAGTATTTACAAAAAGCATTTAAGCAAATCTATCAATACTTTGGTTTTACACAAGATCAATCAGCATGGTACTACTTTAGAAAGTTCTTAATTGATGGTTATCTTGCGTTTGAAATTATCTACAATCCAGAACAAACTGAAATTATTGGCTTTAAAGAAATTGATCCAATTACACTTGTACCAGGTTATAATAAAGAAGATGGTAAGAAAGTTTGGACTCAGTTTAAGGATAATCCAATGAAGGAGAGAACATTATATGATTCTCAGATCATTTATATTTCTTATTCATCAATTACTACAGCATCAAGAGTTTCATACTTAGAGAGACTTGTTAGAGCATTTAACTTGCTTCGCATTATGGAGCATACAAGAGTTATTTGGGCGGTAACAAACTCATCTTACAGAATGAAGTTCATTATTCCTGTAGGCGGTAAATCTAAAACAAGAGCAAAACAATCTCTTGCACAATTGATGAGTAACTATAAAGAAGTTGTAGACTTTGATTGGGATTCAGCTTCTCTTAATACTAATGGCCGACCAATGCTTCAATTTAATAAGGAATATTGGTTACCTTCTAAAGACGGCGAATCACCAGAAATCGAAACACTCGGTGGTGAAGGTCCAGAATTATCAGATACAGAAGCACTTAAATACTTCTCTGATAAATTAAAGGCAGTTTCTAAGATTCCATTCAATAGATTCTTATATGAAGACGGCGGCGGCGAATTTAACTTAGCAGCTGATGGTATGATTCGTGACGAAATCAAGTTTGCTAAATTTATCAAACGTTTAAGATCTACATTCCAAGAGATTTTAGTTAAGCCACTTTATATTCAAATGTGCTTAAAGTTCCCTGATTTCGAGAACGATCCAGCATTCAAAACACAAATTTCTCTGCAATTCCAAGAAGAGAACATGTTTGCTGAATTAAAGAATATGGAAATCATGGAACGTAGAATTGAATTTATCGGTTCATTGAAAGATTCATTAATGGAGACAGACCCTGTAACAATGGAGGAAAACTATTATTTTGATATGGAATTCCTTGTTGATCGTTACTTGAAATTGTCTGATGATGATAAACAAAGAAACGCAGCGTATAAAGCTCGTAAAGCAGCAAAAGACGCTCAAGAGCCTGAAGCAGACCCAATGGGCGGTTTAGGATTTTAAAAGAATAGTTTAATAATATGAAAAGAATCAAATTATACGAAGAATTTATTGAATCTTTAAAAGAAGAAGCAATGACACCTAAAGATTCTAAGGTTACTGTAGATGATTATACATGTGATAGTGGTTTAGAAATTAAATCAACTGAAATCGTAGGAGCAATGGTATCTTGTGAATCAGAAGATGAATTTTTAGATTATTTCTATAATCAATACAGCATGACAGCATTCACAGAAGCCGATATAGCATCTTTAGTAAAGTATTTTAATGATTATTTAGAAGAAGTCACTGCTAAAGAAACTGAAGAGGAAGAAGCTAAGAAAAAAGAAGAAGAAGGAGGAGATGATCCTCTTGCTGGCCTTTAAAAAAACTTTTTTGAAAAAACCCTATTTTTTAATAGGATATATATTAACAAATATAAATAATATCATAGTATGAACAAAGATTTACTAATCTTGGAAAGATCTTCATCTGAATTAACATTTAAATCAGATGGCGGTGCTTATGTTTTAGAAGGTATTTTTGGTGAATTAGATAAGAAGAACAGAAATAATCGCATCTATTCAGCTGAAGAATACTTACCACAAATTGAAGCACTACAAGATAAAATTAAAGCATCAAAGCTTTTAGGTGAATTAGATCACCCACAAAATTTTGATGTATCCTTAAAGAATGTTTCTCACATTATTGAAGAAATCACTTACGATAAGGAAAATAAACAAATCAGAGGTCGAATCAGATTATTAGATACAGATGCAGGTCGTCAGGCTAAAGCTTTAGTTGATGCTGGAGTTCCATTGCAAATCTCATCAAGAGCTGCAGGTGCAGTTGAATCTAATGGACAAGTAAAGATTAAGCAATTATTCACCTATGATTTAGTAGCTGATCCTGGTTTTGAAAACGCTGAATTAAAGCGTGTGAACGAATCATTTGGTTTTGCAAATGATGATTCAATTCAAATCTTTGAAGTTCCAGGTAAAGCAGATTTATTAGAAAACATTGAAACTATCAAAAATAAAGAAAATAATACAATGGCAGAATCAAAATTTATTTCAGTTGAAGATTTCAACAAGTATTCTCAGTATCTTGCAGAAGAGATTAAGTCTTTAAAAGAGGCTATGGAATCTGCAACTAATAATGAGACTGCTCAAGAAATTTCAAATTTAAAAGAATATGCAACTTATTTAGCTGAGAAATTAGACCAATCAATCCAATATTCAGAGCACGTTGCTGAAAAGACTGATCAGGCAATTTCTTATGCTGAGCACGTTGCAGAAAAAGTTGATAGCAATATCTCATACTCTGAGCACATTGCTGAAGGTGTTAATCAAATTAAAGAATACACTAACTATTTAGCAGAAGCTTACAACGAAGGCGCTACAACTCACGAAAACTTATTAAAGTATGTAGATTACTTAAAAGAAAATTTACAATCAGTTACTGAGTACGCTGAGTACGTTGCTGAAACGGTTAACTCTAACTTATTATTAGAAGACGAAGCAGGTTTACCAGCTGAAGAATTAGAAGACGAAACTAAAGTAGTTGATTCAGATGTTGAAGAGCCAGTAAACGTTGAGAAAGACCTTGAATTAGAAGGTGAAGGTGATGCTGCAGGCGAAGAAATCACTGAAGAAGCAGGCGAAGAAGCAGGTTTACCAGCTGAAGATTTAAAAGATGAAACTAAAGAAGTTGATAACGATGTTGAAGAGCCAGTTAATGTTGAGAAAGACCTTGAATTAGAAGGTGAAGGTGATGCAGCAGGCGAAGAAATTGCTGAAGGTAATGCATTTGGTGATGCTGTAAGAAAGGCTAAAGAAGCTGGTGAAGAAGAATTCGAATTCGACGGTAAGACTTATAAAGTTGAAGAAGAAGCTGAAGCAGCTGAAGCAGTTGTAGAATCTTGCGGAGAATGTGGTCAAGAACCATGTGTTTGCGAGAAAAAAGAAGATGCAATGGAAGCTTACAAGAATGAAATCACTGAAAAGTTACAAGCATTAATCAATAAGGCTACTGAAAAGAAGAATGATAATCCACACTTCTTCAGATTTGTATCTGAATCAGTACAGGCTGAATACAGTGAATTAGCTACAGAAGATAAGTCAAAAGTTTTATCAGCTGTTGAAGGTAAAGGTTACTTAACAGAAGGTCAGATCTTAGGTTTATGGAAGAATGCATTAATCGTAGATGCTCCAGTTGCAGGTCAACCTAATGTATTAACAATGATGCCAGCTGAATACAAAGAAACATGGGCTAAATTATCTGAATCTAAGAAATCTCAAATCTTAGCACAGTCTAAATACCACAAGTTAGATACTCCTTACCAGGTTGCTAACTTCTGGCAGACAAGAGACTTAAGAGAAGTTGCACCAATCATGGAAAAAATCGCAATGGTAAAAGAATCTAAAGAAGAAACTAAGCAATTACCATACGATTTAACAAGCGTTGCTGAAGATCTTAAGAAAAGATTCAACAGATAATTCAATTGAATATATAAGAATATAAGTATTGGGGACCATTTTGGTCCTCAATATTTTTTTGAAAAAAAATGAAAAAATGAAAAAACTCATTTTTTTATTAAGAATATATAGATATATAGTAATATAAAAATAATCGATTATCAGTTAAGAAGCAGAAAACTGAAAGACAATCGAAACTAAATAAAAACCATTAAAAAATAAAATTAACATAAAATGGCAAATTTAATTAACGAGTCAGAAATCAGAGCAACTTGGTCTCCAATCATCGAGTCTGCAACTGGTATCAATGACACAAACAAATTAGCTTGGATGTCGCAGTACTGCCACAATCACAAGCTTTATGAAGACGCTAACATCATGTCTTTACAACCAGGTATGAACTTATTCGGTATGGGTGCTGTTGCACTTCCAGGTGCTGTAGACGGTGTTGCAAAAGGTTCTGGTGACAAAGCTCCTTCTTTATTACCATTAGCAATGCAAGTTGCTGCACAAACTGTAGGTTTAGACTTAGTTCCTGTTGTTCCTATGGCAGGTCCTATGGGCTTATTATCTTACTTAGACTTCGTATACGAAGGTGGTAGATTAGACGGTGGTGTTGCTCCAACTTACATCAAGTCAAAGTCTCAAGACGGTGCAGGTTCTGCTGATGGCTACACATTCACAAAATTAGCTGAAACTTCAAGAATCGATGGCTACGCAATCTACCAAGTAGAAGAGGCTGGCGCACACGCTAGTACAATGTTAGCTGCATTCGAATCTTTAACTGCTGTTGATAACGGTATCGAATTAGTTAAGGCTTTAGAAGATCACATCAAAGGTGCTACTGGTAAGTCTAATGGCGATCCATACTCAAGAGCTGAAGGTGAATCTACATCAGACAAGTTAATGGGTCTTTCATTATTCTCTAAGGCAGTTGAAGCTAAGACTTTCCAAATCGCTGCAGCTGTAACAAGAGAGCAAGTACAAGATCTTAAGCAATTCGGTGTTGATGCAGTTGCTCAAGTTGAGTCTGTATTAACTAACGAGTTAACTCAATCAATCAACCAATTCATCTTAGGTAAAGTTAGATCACTTGGTGTTGATAACGTTACTAAGGCAATGGGTGCTGGTAACTTTGATCTTGAATTACAAAATAAAGCTGCTTTATCTGGTGGTGAAACAGTTGCTTCTGAGCAAAGAAAAATCTTAACTCAGGTTTTAGCTGCTGCTAACTTAATCGCTAACAGAGGTAGAAGAGGCGCAGGTACATTCGCAGTAGTTGGTCCACAAGTTGCTACAGTATTACAATCAATTTCTGGTTTCGTAGCTAACCCAATGGCTAACACATTCTCTCAAGCTGCTGGTGCAATCTATCCATTAGGTTCAGTTGCTGGTATCAATGTTTACACTGATCCAACAATGGCATGGGGTGATTACCAAGTTGCTGTAGGTAGAAAAGGTGATGGTAACGGTCCTGGTTTAGTATTCATGCCTTACTTAATGGCTGAATCTGTACAAACTATCGCAGAAGGCACAATGGCTCCTAAAGTAGCTGTTAAGTCTAGATTCGCTTTAGTTGAGGCTGGTTTCCACCCAGAAACTCAGTATGTAACTTTCGATATTTCAATCGCGAACGGCGGTACTAACTTAATCACTCTTTAATCTGAGTATTAATTAGAATGAATATTCTTAAAGGGAGATCGAAAGATCTCCCTTTTTTATTTTGATATATAGACTATAAATATAAAATATCATAAATATGAAAATTAAATCATTTGACAATTGGTATAAAGCAGTTAATGAGCAAATCGCCGGAGAACCGGTTGCAGAGCCAATAATTGCATCAGCAGCTGAATCTTCTTCAAGAGACGCTATCATGACCGACGTTGATGCTATTATGACTTCATTAGAAACTTTAGCTGGCGAATTACAAGAAGAATTAGAAGCTGAATCTGCTAATCAAATAAATGAAGCATCTGGCGATAAGAAAAGTTTAGTAATGCAATGGATTTGGTTTGGCCCTAGAATGGTTAAAAAGCAGAAACAGATAAATAACATGAAATTAAAAGAGTCAGATATGGAGATTGCAGCTGCAAAACTTCAAGGTTCTGATGATTCAGATAAGAAGAAATATCTAGTTGATAAGAGTAGACAATTAAGTCAAAATATTAAAGAAATTCAGGCGCAAATTAATGATATGGCGGCTGGTTATGGTTCTTATGTTGAAGGTCTTGTTAAGAAAACAAGACTTGAAGGTGATTTAGCGGTTGTTAAGGCACAGGTTGGTAATATTAAAGACCCTAAAGAAATGAAAGAGCGCATGAGAGATCTTATGGCTAAGATAAAAGAAGAGGATACAGCACTTCAAGATATGGCAGCAACTGCTGAACAAGATGCTCAAGATGCAAAAGGTGATGATAAAATCCAAATTCTTAAAAAGCAAAAAGAAGCTCTTAAGGATCAAAAAGAAGATATTGATGGAATGGCTGATGGTCCAGAAAAAGAAATGGAATTAGCACAATATGCTTTAAAATTAGCTAAATTAGACTTAGAAATTGCAATTGAAGATCCAAATCAATCTAAAACACTTGATTCTGCAAAAGAAAAAGTAAAGAAAGCTGAAGAGAAATTAAAAAAATTAACTTCTACAGATAATGGTGAAGAAACTCCAGCCGCTGAAGAAACTCAAGATGGTGAAGAAACTCCAGATGCTGAAGAAACTCCAGATGCTGAAGAAACTCAAGATGC